GTCTTTGCCAAACTTCTTATATGTAAAATAATACTTCATTCTTGCTTAAGTTGCTTTTTTATATCTGCGTAACTTTCCTTCACGTACTTAATCTTACCACCAATTAAAAATAAAGCTGTGACTGTTTTGCCATTAGATCCAGCAGAACCTATTTCTTCAACTTTATCCATATTAAATAAGCGCTTTTCAGCTTTGGGGGGCTTAGGAACAGTTTCATTTATAGTGTTGTCTGTAAATGTAAGTTCTATCCACATTATAAATCCACATCCTCCGCAGTTTCTTCTTTTTGTTCATCTTCAATAATAGGATCAACTATTAGAATACATCTTACAGGATTTTCTAAAAGCCTTCCTCTAACTGTGGCACCTAATTTAGTCCCAAATTGATCTTGGTAATGATCCATTAAATGATGAAGAATATCTGTTGCGCTTAATTCAATTTTCATTATGCACTCCCAACTACTTCGCAAACATTACCAACACAAGCAAACTCTCTTGCTGATGTAGTTGTGTCCTCTTTTTCAAAATCCTTTAGTTTGTTCCAGTCTAATGATTTAGGCATTGCGGCCACTAATTTCAAGTACTCGGCTTCTGAAATTTCTTCATAAGGCATTTGTTTATAGACAACACCGTCTGAAATGTCCGGTAATAAACTAATTCCAGACATGATATTCATATTCTTCCAAATCCAAGCTTGTACATCCAGCCATTCATTCTTTTTAACCGTTAATGTAATGCTTGGCTTGTGCTCTGTATAATTCTTTTGAATATCTTTCCATAACTCTAAATTCCAGATAGCCCCCTTTTCTTCTACTAAAGCTTCTTTAGGCGCAGCCTGGGGGAAACTAAAGATAGTCACATTAGGATTACCAATAGCAGGCTCATTAGGCACACCCTGGGCAATCATAAAGTCTGTTAGAGGGTCTTTGTTGTCTTGTCTAACTCTACGGATATAGTAAGGAGCGTATCTTTTATGTAAGCCTGATGCACAATCTGCCAATTGGCTTGTAGTACCTTCTGGCTTGACACATGTAATTGCTGTAGAACGAGGAATATTAATGCTATCTGCAAGAACTTGATTAGTTTGGATCGCAACCAATCGAAGCTCTGAGAAACACGCCTCGCGATAATCGCCATATAATAACTCATTGTCCATAATTCCATTAATAGATACCCCAAGTAATCTTTCTTCTTCTGTATTATCCTGCCACACTTTTCTTAAATATTTAAAGTGTGTCAGAGTACTTTGCCAAGTTCCAAGAATAGTAGCAGCTTTAATCTTCTTTTTTAAATCTATTAATGTGTCTGTAGACCTGACAACCGCCGTTGTAAGGTTGCAAAATTGCTTGGGCCTAAGGATAATTTCGCTGCATGGATTAGTACCAAAGTTGAAATCTGTTTCCCTTCTTCCGTTCCATCCCACAATGCACTTAGAAGCATCCCTGTTAAAGATACCCCTCTCTCCTGACCCCGAAAGGTAAAGGGCTTTGAACTCCTCCATGAATAAGTCCATAGGGGTATCATCAAAGTATACCGCGCTATTGTTGGCAAGGCTTCTATAGTTGTGAGTATTATACCAAGTTCCTGACTTAGCAGACTGCATTCTTGTGTCTGACAAGTCTGATAAGCTAATAAGGGCTGAACGGCGCACCCCGCCAACAACGACAATTTCCGCAATCTTACAGATAAAATCATGGCACTCTAATGCGGTTAAGCGTCTACCTTTAGCAGACTTAAATAATTGCACGGAGTAGTTAAAGAGGTCGTTAAGCGGTCCAGGGCCGCTTGAACGTCCACCCATAACTTTGAGCCTTGCACCTGCGGGACGCAATTCTGACAAATCCCAGGTTGGAATTTGGCCTGAATAGAGCAAACTAATAAGTTCTTTGAGGGCTCTGCCCCATCCTGCTTTACTATCTCGTACTTTAATGGTTGTGTCACTCCGCTCAAAGTGCTCTGACACAACAGGCAATTTATCGACATTATATTGCTCCACACTAAATCCTACGCCAGTACCGGACATAAGAATAACAAGGATTTCATCGAATGCTCTTTGATTATCCACATCTACATAAGCACAATTATAGCCACATATAGCATCTCGCTCTAAGGCTGGTCCTGCAGTCATTAAAGCACGCATGGAAGGAAGTACTTCCAGATTAAGCACCATAGGCTCAATCCATGCTCTATCTGCACTTATATCATAATTATGTTTAGTTTGGATATGCTTCTGAATATAATCAAAATAACGCTTTACTGTTTCTGGCCAATCTTCCCTACGATTTTCTTCTTCGATCCATCTTGAATAACGACTTTTAAAAATGAACTCCGCATAGCAGCTATTAAAATACTTAGACATTTTTTATGTTGTATCCTTTTGTTTTATTACTTAATGCTCTATGTACAGTCATAGCAGCGCAATTTAATTCTTTAGCAATTTGTGGATAACTAAAACCTCTCTTTCGTAAAATTTGCATTAATTTTACATCTTCTTCCGAGAATTTACATCCAGCATTTTTAAAGTTCTTGTTGTGCTCTGGCCTCTCTTTATTAATCTTATCTAATTCTATAATCAAAGCTTCTTGTTTTGTTAATTTTTTGTTGGATATTTTGACTATTTGATCTAATGTGTATCCCTCCTCAAAAAGTTCTGTAAGCCAATTATAATGTTCTAGGCTTCTATGTTGCTTCCCATATATCCACGCCCTACTTCCGTTCCCATGGCCTATATACATTATCTTTTTCGTTTTTGGACAACGATGTTGATACACATAAAATATCTTTGAGTTTGGATTTTTTGGTCCCGGCATTTGTGTCTTTCTTTTTATTATTTTTAGTGGGGTCTTCTATTGTATCCATAACAGCATTAAATGACCCGTACTTACTCATCTAAATCCTTACCCTGAACTTCTATACGCTTAATAGTCACAGCACTCAATTCATATAAAGCATCTCTAATTTCTTGAGTTAACTGTTCTTTAATTCTACCATCTGCAGGTACTGGGTATTCGTCTAAATCAATTTCTAAACTTAAAATAGCCTTATATTTGTTTTTTGACATTATTATACAAATTCCTTTACATTAGCATTAGGCCAATTAGCTGGCTTTTGTAACTTACCATCTTCTCTAATAGTTCCTTTTTCGATCTTCTCCATATTGTTCTTATGGACAGTTTCAAAGGCTCCATCTAGCTTCCAGCCAAACTGTACTGCAGTACCCACGGCTACATAGATTAAATCGCAGATTTCCTTTAAACAATAATGAGCAGGCTTAGAAGCTAGCGCCTCGATACATTCATTGGCTTCTTCTCTAATCAGGGCGGCCCGTAGAGCGGCTACAGGGCTCCCAGGAACGTAATCCTGCCCTAGGCGCTGGTGGCGCCCTTGTACGCCCTTCCCAGAGGCTTCTAGCTTATCCTGCAGCGTCTTATGGAACTCGTATAGAGCCCCGAAATAACCCATAGTCTCCCAATTAACGGGCAATCCTGCCTTTTCAATTTCTTGAAGATGCTTCACAGAAGTATTCTTAGTAGTGTTATATTCATTTGGTACGATTAAAGTCATTATAGTTTACCCCACATAAAGTTAGTTTGTTCTTTAATATCTTTAACTTTTTCTTTTAGCTTCTGCAGATAAAGGATACCATCCATAAGTTCTTCCTGAGCATCTTCAATCCAATCAGCTACAGGCTTATTATTATCATGCATAGAAGTGCCATACTTCTTCATGCCTTGTTTGGAACGATCTAGGAACTTATTTACAACGGTATTTACAATAGGATCATCCTTATAAACTACTGCAGGAAAGATGGCTCTTTCTCTTAATTCTTGCGCTCTTTTTTTAATTTCTTTAAGACTTTCTATAATTCCTTTGTATTCATAATACCCTTTTAATGGCTCAATATTTAATAAATTACAAGGATTTTTAATTTCCGCATCTTCTAATAATATATACGTTTTAGCCAAATCGTTTAAAACGGCAGTATATTCACGCATCATTATATTATCCCCAATTTGATTTAACTTCATTCATATTAAATTGCTTTAAAGAGTATTCACCGTCATGTACATTAGTTTTAAGGATTAATCCTCTCCACCAAAACTTGTCCGCACCTTCTGCATATTTTGGGATATCTTCTGTGTAACATCCTGCAGATAAGCCATGTACAGTTCTGCCATCCGCCCTAGGCTGGAATGCATAATGAAATCCATGATCGTGTCCGACTGTGGAGGATTGGAGGTTTGTTGAAATAAGCGTCCTAGCCATATTTTTGCCACCAATAGGCTTGCCCATAATGCCAGAAGCAAAATGATGACAATAAGCGATACCATCCACAATAAGAGGCTTGGTATATTTCGTATAATTCCAATCAAACTTCTCATATCCAAGTTTTTCAATTGAAATTAATCCTTCTAGTTCAGGATTAGAATTAATCACGCGCTCGATACGAGCTTCGTCGTGATTGCCCCCAAGCATTTCAAATTTAGGATTGTAAAGCTGATACTTAGACTTCTTTTGTCTAGCCCAATAAGCCTCTAGGGGGCTTCTAATCAGCTTGAGAGCTATATGGGATGCCTGAATATCGGCTTCAATCCTCTTGCCCTCAAAAGATTTTTTACCTTTATCGTAGCTGGATAAAGAGCCCATATCATTAAAGTCACCCATACAAATAACTACATCAGGCTTTAAATCTATGATAGCTTTACCTAGCCATTCAAAACGCCTAGGATTTTCGTCAGGTTTGGCATGTGTATCTCCTATAACTAAATGTGTTCTAGGCTGCATTAAAATACTACCATAACAACTGTACAAATAAGTATAATAACAGCCAATGTAACTATATTTGAATGTCCGTCCAGCCAATTTTCTATTTTATGGTCTATTCTCATTATGCGTTTCCTTTCGATCCTGCTTCCGCTAAATAGCGTTTAGGAGTGTCTTTATTCCATGTGATATCATTTGGGTCAATTTCTTGTGCTTTTTCTCGCCTAGCGGCAATAACAGCTAGCTTATACAGGCTCTCTTTTTTAAATTTAATAGCCTCAAAGCACCCCTTAACTAATCCCCAAATAGCTTGTGCAATTGTTGTAGGCAGATTAGGGTCCATATTAGATACAATATTTACACCATAGCCTTCATTATTTCTAGTGGGCGTAATTAGTAATCCTACACATCCTTTAGGTAACTCTATAATAACTCTGCCACTTACGCTGCCATCATCCACAATAGTAGGTGATGGGGCTACATTAGGATCATTTTCCACAGATTTCTAAATCCTTCCATAGCTTAAAGAAATAGTCTGCATCTATAATGGCTAGAGGCTTTTCACCATTCATTTTAATAATGATTAAAGGCTCTCCCGCAGCTTGTTTCTTAGCTTGATAATAAGCCTCATATACAGGCTTCATACGGGCTTGGTTTTTACATTCAACGCTAAATGGGAACTTCTTAAATGCTGCAGAAGATAATTGTACATCTGCTCCATTTTGACCCATTCCAGTACTTAATACGTCTCTAGTAGAAAGGTCTTGGTACATGCCTATAATCTTATCACGTACCCATTGTTGCAATTTACGACCCTTCGCTTTCGCTGACGCTATTTTCATTTTTATTTGTTCCTTCTTGGATATGGGTATAATATCGCCATGGAGGGTCTTTAGCCTCACTTCTGAGGGCTTTAGAGTGAATGAGAGTGGGCCAGCAGGTAAATCTATAAGGGCAGAACTCACAAGCTTTGGTGAGATACCTGTTACCTGTATCTTTCTTCCTGAATTTCTCGCTGATATCGGTATACGACCTACGAAAGGGGGCGTTTTCTACAAGCTCCTTCACATTATTGGTAACTTGTACTAAAACTTCTTGCTGTTCCGCAACTTGATCTTGTGGAAATTCAACAACACGAATTTCCCCAGAAGACTTATCTACAATAATCCAACCACCAACCTTCTTACTCTTAGCCTTACCATATAAATAAAGTTGTCCTACATACCCAAAAGTATCATCTGCCTTGACGTTTTCATAGGAAGTAAACTTATTCTTGAATACCCATGGAGATACGGACTTAACGTCCCAAACAAGATCATCAATCATTAAGTCTAGTGTGCCTGGAATTTCTAATGAGCCTGATCCCCAATCTAAATTAAGCTTAACGTGTTCTTGCTCGCTTTGAATAACCACACCAGCAGCCTTTAATAAAGGCACCATAATAGCTTCAATAATATCACCATATAGCATCTGTAGAGGCTTATGGTATTCTTCCTCTAATCTAGCTGCATCGCTCTTTTGCATCTGCAATTGACATAATGGCCTACCAATAGCAGACATGGATAATCTAAACTTGCCATTAAGTTCATTAAATTGTTTATTTAATGCCTTACCAACAGCTTTCTTGATTTCTTCAATAAGTTCGTCAGAAAGCATATTTGGGTTAGAATTAACTCTATCCAAATAGAACTTTAGTTTTTCTTCAATATAATGTGCCATGTTTAATATGTTTTATATGAGGCTACAACCTTACCACCGACATATACATCACAATATAATTTATGTTCTGGGCCAAAATCGTCTAGAGCTAAATCTTTAGATTTAATGCACACTGAATAATCTAACGCTGCCGCAGAAACAGCACTTGCCCTTACCGCAAAATTAATTCCGGATTTAAGTTCTGGATCATAATATGATCCTACTACAGTTAGCATGAATATCTCCATAAAATAAAACGGCTATATGGTAGCTTCTACTCACCTTGGAAATCCGGGTTAAGGATTTAACGCCCAAGTTTACGTAACGTCCGACCCCATATTTTCGCCTACCGTATGCGCCTTGAATATGTTTGTAGTCCACCTTACAACTAACGTTTTGGCATATGCTGGTTGCCAAATTAAGCAGGTTCTACTACAGCAACACTCTTTCCAACCTAACTATACGAGACGCCCCTAGGGTGCTTTACGTCTTTATGTATAGGTTTGCCAGTCTAAAGGTTCAATTAGAAAGGAATTTCGTCGTCTAAATCTTTGCTGGAAGTCTTAGTTACATTTGCACCGATTGAAACAACAGTTTCAGCGGTCTCAACATCGCTATCATTTGCAGCCTTATTTAGAGAACGATCATAAGCTTCCTTAACTCTCTTATTAACTCCTGAGATAAAATCTCTTGCAGAATTAATAGCATCAACATCAACTTGAGTTAGTGCAACAGCTTCGTTAAGAATAGTTGGAACAGGATTGTAGTAAACTACGTTACCATTCTTTTCCTTCTTAAGCTTAAGAGAAACTGGATACTTAATTGCTGCTCTCTTTTGCTTATCAAACGACTCCATAACATCGCCCACAATAACGAATGCTGATTGACTAGGTACCCACAGAACAGGCTTATCTGCATAAGTGACTTCCTTGCCGTCTACTGTAGTACCTGTAAAGGACACTAAGCAGAATACGAACATACGACACTTAACGTCTTTTTGGATTTTAGCTTGTGTAGGACTTAAAGTAACCCCCTCAACCTTTTTCTTTGAGAGCTTACCACACTTAAGCTTACCGCTCATAGATGGAAATTCAGAGAATAGGCTTGGAAGCATCATGCTTTCATCCAGCATCTTCTTATCATCTTGTGAATAATTCTGATACTGGTATACGCGAGTAACAATACGAATTTTTACTTCTTTAGAATAGGCTCTTGGTTGATCTTTTTCATCAATAAAGAATGTGCCCATTGGTAGTGGCTTTTCATTCTCGTCTTCTGCTAAAGAGTTAATCTTAAGTCTTGGTACGCTTGGTCCTGACTTTTCTTGAGAAATACCTAATTGTCTATTAAGTTCTTCATCTGATAAATCAATAGTAGCTGGTAGATTATCTGTCATTTTATTATAATGTTTCCTTTATATTGGTCAATTGTATAATAATATTGTTAATATCGTTTTTAGTTACATCTCTCATAGTTATATTGCAGGCTTTTATAGGATCTTTAGTTGAGTAACTATAAGAGCCAACAGGATTTTCTGGGTATATTTTAGAATACTCTACAGAAAAGAGGTGCATTATACCACAACTCTTTTAGACTTACCAAGCAGTTTTAATGCTGCTACAGCGTCTTTTTTATTAGTATATTCAGCAATTCTTGCTGGAATTGTATAGATTTGTGTGCTAGCCACATAAATACCCCACATGCGTCTTGACATATTAAAATTGTCAAATTCATCATATGGAAGAATAAAATACTCTCTCATATTACACCTTCTTCATTTCAATTAAATTTGGACCCACTTTAGTTTCGCTGTCCAACGGCACATACATAGTAATTCCGTAATATTCTTTCAATGCCTGCTCTGCCAATTTGTGTAGATTTTTATGAATTTTAGTAACAATTTCCAACTCTCCAGGATAAACATCAGTAACAACGCTATCATGAACAGTTAAACAAATAACACTCTTTAAACCATACTTACGAAATTCTCTAGCAAGATAAATAATAGCTATAGGAACAATATCTGCAGTAGCAAATCCTTGAACGGGGAAGTTAACTATTTGTGTTTTTTGAGTAGCCCCACCCCATCTATTACGATGGACGTATTGAAAGCTATATTCTCTACCTGTAGGTAGTACAATTTTCTTATGCTTAATAGCGTATTCTTGTAGTTCTAGATGCCAATTTTTAACGCCAATATACTTATCAAGAAACGCCTTATAATACGTAACCTCTGCTTCCGTCCCACTTAATCCCCCGTATAACGGTTTGAATGTATGCGGCTTTGCGTCTTGTCTATTTGTAGGCTGTCCGGCATTAGTTAAAATGCTTGAAGTTTGATTATGGACATCTAAACCTGCCGCAACGTCGTCCCTAACGACTGAGCATTTAGCAAGATGCCCGGCACATCTAAATTCAAGTTGAGAGAAATCTGTTTCGCATAATGTACCGCCCTCATTTGCCCATCTTGAGACGAAAACTCTACGGATAGGAAATGTATTTCCTCTGGGTTGATTTTGAAGGTTAGGGTCTGTACTCGACAACCTTCCGGTAGACGTAATAGCTTGATTAAACTTCGCATGTAAGATGCCATTTTCCTGAGTACCTCTTTCAATGCCTTTTACAAAACTATTAATATACGTGTCTAATGCCGAAACTCTGATAATAGCAGTTAAAAATTCAACAGCCCTATCATTCTTCTTCATTTTGGCTTTATTGATTAAAGCCTCTAGAGTTTCTTTATCTGTCCCAAAGCCTCCTGAGGATACATCATTAACGCCAGAAGGCATTAATTTAAAGCCAGCTACTTCTTCCGTCTTGTCATACGATAGGCCGGAACCATCACAACTTGTACATTTTGTACTTTTCTTGAAGTTCTCGCCGTTCTTCTTTTGTTTGTAAAAATAGCCCAAACCTGTGCAACTAGTGCATTGGCTAGCTTTTGTCTTATAGATTGTTTGACATTGAGCACTTACAGTATTCTTAAATTCAAATGGTTGCATAAAGGTACGCTTTAAAGGCTTGCCCTGTGCATTCGTACCAATATTAAAAGTACTAATCCATTTAACTTTATTTATAGGCTCTCTAGAATAAATAACCTTAGAAAGCTGCTCTGGAGAATTAGTGTTAATGGGCGTATCACCCATAACCTCTGAAATAATCTCTTTAATTCTTATTTCTAGTGCAGCTTTTTCTTTAGAAAATTCCTCGCCTACTCGCTTTAACTCTAGTTTGTCAATTTTAATGCCGGCTTGTTCCATGTCAGATAGAACACCAGTAAATTGACACATCATATCACGAGTTTTAATAAGCCCTTTATTTATATCTAATTGGTAGTTCTTTTCTTGGTTTAAATAAAGCTCAGCGCAAGTCTGTACATCGCCCTCACCATATTCCTTTACAATTTCCCATGGGATAGCGTCAAACATAATCCCTTGGTCTAAATAGGGCTGTACAAGGTCTTTTTTCTTGGGAGTTAGCCCATTAGCAATTGCACATTCTTCTAAGTTTAATGCTTCCTTTTCGCCTCTATTAAGTACGTATTCACGTACCATAGTACAGCGAATATCTTTAGGAATATAGAAACCGCATTGTTCAAGCCACATAGCATCGAATTTTACATTGTGCCCTATAAACGCATCTGCAGAATTTAATGCATCTTGAAATATTCTAGCGTTTTCATTTTTATTGATATTTGGAAGTTCTAGATGATTAAAAAATACATATCCTCCTGGTAGTATTGTATCATTCTCTACAAATTTCCACCCCACGGATACTAGTTTATTATTAGGATTAAAAGGACTTAAATCTTTCTTCTTTTTCTTTGCGTCTATGATAGTTATAGTGGTTTCAATATCAGCACAAATTATTCGCATTTATGTGTTTTTCCATGTAATGTAATAATTTTTTCACGTCTTCTATAGTCATATTAGATTTCAATCTGTTTGCTTTATCACTAATAATACAAATGTTATTCTTTACATATCCTTTTTCAGGAACTAATCTATCTATAGAAGGAGAGTGATTCGATTTGTATATTTCATTATTCTTAATTTCAATACCGAATACAGGGCAATGTGATGGAATTATAATATCGTCTAAAGTTAAGTCAAATGGAACTTTTAATTTTTTTGCTCTTTGCTTTGCATTACTTAATATAACAATCTCTTTAGATTTTTCATAACTACCAAAATACTCTTTGCCTCTTTGTGAATTTCTGAACTCAGTAGAATTTTCGTAATTGCACATAAGGCACCATCCATCTTTTGTTCGGCGCCTTTCAATGTGCCCTCTATTACAGGGCTTTCCTGTAAAATAATGTTTTAAGTTTCGTGATTTAGCTTCTTTCCTAGAAGCTGGTAAATTTTCATGCATTGTGCTTTCCTTTCAACCAAAGGAAAGTATAACATATAATTTATTATAATATAAGCCCCGACCCACGCTTATATTAATGATACCTCTTGACCATTCTAGGTATCCCCTCATCTTGCTCTAAGTATTCAGACTGTCAGCCTTAGAGCTATTGCCGATTAAGCACGTACCAAAAAACAGCAGCAATAAAACCTAATCCTAAAATCCAAGGCAATAATTCCATTATGTAGGTGCTCCTACTAAAGATAAGCAATTTTGAATAATTTGCTTAGCTGGTGTAATCCATTCTGGATTAACCTTAGATACAGCGTTTAGGAAAATAGCCGCACCTTCATTGGTTAAATCTAGCATAAATCTAAGGAAACTAACTAATACCTCAGGTTCATCTGATCTAATATAACAAGAAGTAGGTGGAATGCCTACCTGTACTGGATAATCTAATGACATTACACAACCTCGTCAACTTCCTTACCAAGTGCAGCTTTAACTGACGAGGTAATTTCTTCCTTCATCTTTTCTCTATCAACTCTTGGATGAAGCTTCTTACCTTCATTTAAAGTAACCCACATAGCATCAACAACCAATCTAGTAGTATTATCAACGTTCATATTACTTTCCCTTCACATCAACAATATTATTTTCCTTTAAGATTTGCTTTAGAACAATCTTAGCGGACTGTGCCGTACTCTTTCTACGAGCATCAAAGCGTCTAATAAATGACTCAAAAATCTTTGGAGTTGCTACAGGAATACCTCTTTGCAAACGTGTTTGTATGCCCACTCTAACATCAGAAGTATTAAACACCTTACCAATATATTGTGCTACAGGACAAGTATTGTGGCTACCACAATACATACGAGTATCATTCTTCTGTCTCATAAGCCACTTACGAAAACCCTTTAATGTAATACGGTTACGCATTGAGCTTTCTCTCCTTTTCAACGATCTTTACAACTTCCTTAGCCCACTTAGCATTCTGAGCCCCCGAACGAGTATCAAACTTCATAATAAAATAAGAAAAAATTGCTGGAGCAGAAATGCGCGTTCTAGTACCAGTATAATAATCTTCCTTAGTCTTATAAATACCAATTCCATCACCGCCCATAACAGTAGCTCTGTAAGGATTAAACGTACTCTGTAAATAATCCGCAACAGCGCACCTTTCAGCATTATTACAAAACATCTTGCGATCATTATTCTGGGCCTTGAGCCAACGCTTAAAACCAGTCCAAGTAATTCTATTTCTCATTTAATCTATCCTGTATGTTTGCAATTAAAGTTTGTTTAAAATGATTAGTTTGATCTTCAAAAAACGAATTGATCTCTAACATAGTTAGCAATTTATCGTTTCTATTTGTAATATACAATACAGCATCCATATGAAATGGATATTTGATATGATAGCTCATTACTGCATAGTCTTAATAGCTCTAATGGCTAACTTAAGCTCCTGAGACTTGGCTGCTAAAGTTTGTGCCTGTACAGCCTTATCATTAATCTCTGAATTAAGTTCAGAAATCTTAGTATCAATAACCGATAACTCTTTATTCAATAAATCTAGTGTATACTTCATCGTAAGAACTCCCATAAATCTTTCATTGAACCATATATAGTTTTAACTTGTGAAACACCATTTACTGTGTAATAAATATTATGATGCCCCCATGGGTACGAAATAATAGCATCAACTTGATCCGCTTTAGGCATCATCAACTTTCTTTCTAATGTTTTCATCAGGATCAAAAGGAAGTGTATCCTTATTAATGCCCTTATCGGCCTGTAATCTCTCCAGGCCAGAATATTGACCTACCTGTTTAATACCAGCAATCTTAAGAGCATCTAGAGCAACTTGATAATCTTCAAGCATTCTCTGAAATCCTTTAAGTTCTTGCTGCTTAGTTTGAATATCAATTTGAATAAGCTCTATCTTATTCTTGATACCGTCAATCTCATTCTTGAGATTTGAAATCGGGTCTTTATTTAGCATATTCGCCTATATTGGGTTTTAAAATAAATTTTCAAGGGATTTTACAGAATTTTTAAATTACGCCAACCTATTCTTAGGCGTCTGTGACCTATCTTGAATTACATTTCCAACGTACTGAATATAACTGCAAACTCTCATAAGATTGTTCCAATCCATTAAAGGTGTGCATTGGAACTTGATAGCTCCATTATTATCAATATAAACAAGCGCAGCACAATCAATTCCTCGACCATTAGAAGCAAGATCATCTAATGTTCTAGGTGTACCAATTTTGCGAGGGAAATCAATAACAGTCTTTTCTTCGTTAAGATAGATAATATCTCTATGCATTTAATCCTCATATCTACTAAGTTGCGGAACAATTTTACAAGCTATAGTACCATGCCATCCTGAAAGCTTATTCTTAGATGCAGTTACATATCTAATATAATTCTCCTGAGAGGAACTTTCATCAGTTATAGGAGACATGCCTAGACCAATAACTAAGTCCGCAGTAGCTCCCTTAGCTGTTCTAGAGCCTTCTGAATGGAAATATGTAACTACTGTTTTACCTTCTGCTTCTGCACTTGCCTGAGATACACCAATACCAAGTGTATTATGGAGTTTACAGATTTCTCTGAACTTGCTGTAAATCTCTCCTAGTCGCTCGTGGGAGCTAGCAAACTCTCCGCTGGCACTTACCCTGTCTAATTGGTCAACCACCAATACATCAGGCTTAAATCGCCGGCAATAGGCATCCAGGCGGCCTAGTGTCATAGTCACATCATCCACAAAGGTAATGTTACTACTTACCTTACTCCATAAATCAGATGCTTTATTAATATCCGCCTCAATTTCATCTTTAAGCATTCCAGTTTGAGACGATATAGCACGCATCATAGTTCTAATAGCAGGTTCTTCATTAAATATTCCATGTACATTTGCACCTTGCTCTGCAAAGCCATTAGGACCGGCAATCATATTAACTACGAAACCTGTTTTACCTACTTCTGGACGAGCTAATAAATATACGAAATCCCCACCTGACATTGGACCTACTTTATTGCCCAATGCTGGAATATTAAATGTCCACCCAGAACGGTTCTTTAATGCCTGTACTACAGAACTAATGTCAGTAGGAATGGGCTTAGTGAAATCAATAGGAAGCCAATCATCTTGTATCCTTTCTAAGTGAGACTTTAGCTCGAATAAATCTTCTTTTTTGCCTTCTGATAATTCAATACCATAGTTAGCAATGTGTAGCGCAGTATGATGCTTCCAAAGCTTAGATAGCACAAACTTAGCACTATCCTCTTTAATATCCTCTGCGTTCTCTATGTCATCAATAATAGAGGCTATATTAGTCTTAACTACTGTCGTTAAAGTAGGGTTTCGAGCCTTGATTAAATCATATAATTCTTTAACGTTGAGGTCTCTTTTAAACTCAGTATGACCCCATTTAATAGTTTCCCAAATATATACTTCTTCTGCATCGAACATTGCATCCACAAGCTTATGCTTAATAGCTTGGTAGTATTCGTGATTTAAAAGTAACTTAAGATACGCTGCTTTCATTATATACCTATAATATTTTTAATTTGTTCTTTGTTACAGTACTTTAAATCTTCTTGCAGAAATCTTATATGAACATTCACATGAGGGGATAGAGCCTTGTACATATCAATACTTTTCTTTGAGGCATCTTTATCCAAACAGATAAAGCATTCTTCAAATCCCTTAAGCGC